CCTTGGGCGTGATGTACTTTCCCCGCTTGTAGCAATCATTCTCCGTCAGATAGAGTTGGTGCAGGTTCATTCGTTGCCACCTCCGGTGCGTTGATGTTCTTCGTCATGGCCACCAGCTCGTCAATGAGGTTGCTCAAAGCGGCGGTGTCCAGCGGGTAGGCGATATACTCAGCGCTGGTCTGCGCCATTGCCATGACCCATTCCTTGCGGGTAGCCCCCTCGTCAAACATGGTTTCAGCCTGCTCCATCAGTTCGATGAGCAAGCCCAACAGGTTGCCCCAGTTCTTCTCCTGAGCGGCTTTCTGGACGTACTGCACCAGCTTTACGACCAGGGGGATGCAGGTAGCAAGGCCCGTGAGAACGGCCACAATCAGGGATACGATTTGTTCTGCGGTCATGTTTGCTCCTTTCCGGGCGGCAAAAAAACCGCCCTGTCTTACTTGACAAAGCGGCTCAAATCGCTATAATGAAGATAGAAAGGGCGCTGTTACGACGGTTAGCCCTATCCTAACAGCTTAACCTAAGTTAGCCGCTCGGGGGCAATCCGGGCGGCTAACACGCTTTTGGGGCCATGTAAATCATCAGTGCAAGCACGATGATGAAGCACACAAGGAAGCGTATCAGCTTCCGTCCCACCAGCATCACCCCCTTTCGCAAGGGAGTGGCTAACCGCCATATGTAACAGCGCCTGTCCTATCTTAGCATAAGCGCCGCTTTGTTGTCAATTTCCCGCCCTGAGAGGGGCGGGGTTTTTATATGTGCATCCAGAGGACACCATTGGCCGCCCCAGTTGGCTGGAAGGTCACGGATGGGTTCGGCGGGGTAATGAGGCATTGTATGTTTACTCCCCCACTAACCACAAGGCTGTCCATACAATAAACAGCCTTGACAGCTAGGCCGCTAATCACCCCATAGCCCGTGATACCATATGCGCCGTTACTCAGATAGCCAACAACTGTAGCGGATGCGGGGGTTTCAAATTTGTTGATCCATTGATTCAAAGAAAGCTGTTCGTTGGAGCCAAAGGTTATGGAATCCGTTCCTCCACAGGCCGATGAAACTGTAAAAATGCTGCCGTTGCTTTGAGGGCTCGCCAGAGCAAAACTAAAGCCCGAAACTTTTCTCAGTATCGTTTTGAGGTCAAGGGCGGTTACAGCGGGGTCCGTGGTAACACAGGATAGGTACAAATTCTCACCGGAAACCACCCACTCTATGTTGGTGCAAGGGATTTGCCTCTCCGTTGGCGGATCATATGTCCCCGTGACCAAACTGCCGTCCTGCGCAATCAACTGTTTACCGGATAACAAATCCGATGCAGAACCGGGATTCGTCAGGGTTGGCAGCTTTGTTCCTCCCCCACTCAATACCGGCTGTAAAATCATGTCCGCACCCCGCTTTGTGCAAGGTGCTGGAGCGCTAAATCAAGCGCCCCCCCCCATTGGAAATTTATGGTTTTTGTTCATGTTGCTGTCTCCCTTCTCCCTGCCCGAATAGGGGCGGGGTTTTTATTGCCCGTTAAATTTCAGTGATGCGAAGATAATACGATGCTCCAGATGTGTCGAATTCTATCGTTGCGTTTTTATTTGCGGTGTATGTGGCATCAGTCCCCGCTGAAAGCATATCCCCATTCAAGTAGATTTCTCCACCACGCATACCAGAGCAATGACAAAGAACTTCTGTTCCGGCATCCACCTCAAGCGTTTGGGCAGTGTAATATTCCACACCGTTTATCACAATAGAACACCCAAAAAAATTCTCATACGGTTCTCCTGTTCCAGTCAGTGTCAATGTTATCTTTCCGCCAGCCTTTGGCCATAGCGACCAGTCATGGAAAATCATGCTGACACCCCCTGCATCCGAATATTTACGTTGATATCCTCCGTGGGCACAGAGTCGCAGGAAAAGATCAGGCTGTTGGCCGCCTGAGAAGTACACCACACGCCAGCTGCCGCCCATCTGTCAGCGGAAGGCTTGTTTGCCGGGCATACGTCAACAATTTGGGCCGAGCTGTCAGCCAGGATGCCATTCACCGTCACCGTTTGCTCTCCTTTGCGCCATCCATCAGTGGTGAGGGTCACAGTGGCGGTTTTGGGCTTCAGCGCTTCAATGGTGGGGCAGTTGAGGATATCTATACCGTTCAGATTAAAGCCATTTAAGGATAGAGCGACATATTTAGATGCTTCATCACTCTGCGGGAGGAAAATAATCCGGCCATATTGGACTTCTAAGCGCGCATATCCAGACCCGCCAGATGCAGGGTTGTTCTGCCCAATCATTACCCCATCAAATCCCAAGGTACCCTTCGCATTTTCAATGAATCCTTTGTCTTTTAGGGTAATATCCCCCGTCATCGTCCCGCCGGACAGGGGCAGCCAAGGGGCGCTGGATGCGATAGCGGCCAACTGTGCGGCATATTGCTCTAGTGTGGTTCCCTCTGGAGGGGTCACGCCCATAGACTGTAAGGATGCCGCTATACTAGCTTTGGCGGCGGAAAGTCTATCAATCTCTCCCTGAATACTCATACTAATCCCCCATTAGATAGCAGCTAAAGATTCCTCGATGTCCCCAGTAAGATTTACCGAACCTCCGGTGGTGTAACCAGCTGGAACAGAGAAGGATGTAGTGGTCAATCCGTCGATCTCGCCGGAAATCGCTCCGTTATTTGCCATAGAACCAGTAAGTTTTACGCCCTTTGCATAAGCTGTCTTACCTTTGAGGATATCCCCGGCGACCGCCGTTCCATCTGCGGTATCCACATAATTCTCTGGGATCGCTTCCACCTCGACAGAGGTTAGCACTTTTCCATCCGTAGGCTCTACCGTTTGAGCAGACTTTCCAGGCGCAACGCTCTTTGTTTCCGGGACAATCTGCACCTTTCCAGATCCGCTGTGATAGCCCTTCGGGATAGCATACGATAACTTTTCAGCGGTTAGCGTCTCATTTACCGCCCCGTTGTTCGGCATCGTACCCGTTGTAACCTTTCCATCTGACGTAACCAAGACTTTTCCGGTTAAAACGTCTGTTGCGGCAGCGGTCACAGAAGAAACATCTTGAAAATTATCCGGGATGGGTGCAATAGTCACATCAGAAAGTCCATAATACCCGCTATCCGGCGTAATATTTTGCTGTGATTTCGTCGGTGTCGCCTGCTTGCTTTGGAGGTTATAATTTCCTCCGCCAGCAATGCCAGATACCGTTCCGGACCCATTATGGTATCCCTTCGGGATTGTATATGTATCTCCTTCTTGAACAGTTGCAGATACGGCACCACGATTCTCGATTGCCCCAATTTTTGTGGCTAGCGCGTCTAGCTGGTCTGTACTCGTTCCAATCCCCAATTCTACGGCTTTGGATCTGATTGCGTTTCTTGCAGTTTGGATTCGGCTAATCTCAGTTGCTATGCTCATTTTTATTCCACCTTTCAGATGGTTCCTAAAATAATTTCAATATTTCCCACCGTTTCCTGCACCGCTGCCGCAGTGATAGGAAGCGTATTGTCTCCGCTAAAGTCGGATACAGCATCCACAGCAAGTGTATTGCCGCCTTCCACCTTTAACCCGTGCCCAATCTTGTATGGGAATCCACCAGATCCACCTCCACTGGCTTCTGTTCCGGTGTCCTTGTATTCTCCCGCCTCAAGGTCCCACGTCCACCAGGTCCCGTTTTGGATGATGGGCTGATGAATGGCGGCCTTTTCTGCTCGCTCCGCCGCCGCTTCTGCCTTTGCCCGCTCAGCGCTTGTTTGTGCAAGTATTTGTTCTGCCACAGTTGGTGTTGATGGGACCGCATTTTCACCCAGCTTTGCCCCTGGTAAGATCATCCCGAGATGTGCCCAAATAGTCGGAAGCACAACGTCGCTCCCGATCATTCCATAAACACCACAGTATAAATCTTCTCCTTCACAACTGTTCTGGACGCATTCCCACGGGATTGAGCATTCTCCATTTTCGTTTAATGCAGCAGAAATTGATTTCTGTTCTGTCCGAAACACGGAAATGCGGTCCATTCCATCCCACGCAGAATCAAACACAAAGCGGACGATATAGGCATTTACCGACCCGCTGGTAATAGTTTCGCGGCTGCAGATTGTCAATTTATTTTTTTCTGCATTCACTACAAACATTCCGCAAGCTCCTTTACATAGCGTCCACCTTATCCAGTAGCGCATCCATTTCCTCTACGCTGTATTTGCTAGTTGCGTAGCTGGATGGTGTTTCCATCAGCGCTGCGACCTGTTCTTCAAGGGCCGAAATTCGCTCTTCCAGTGTCATTTTTGTCACCTCACATGATAATCCTTCGTCCGTAGCGGTCTAATGCCATTTTTCCTGTCCGGTCTTTTAACTGACCTCCCTTTACAGTTTCGGGGATTCCGTAGTACAAGATGACACAACCAGGAGCGCCGTCTCCGCCAGAAGAACCCGAGCCTCCTGCGCCTCCCGTGGTAGCGGGACAATTTCCTGATCCGTTGTAGCGCTCATTTGTGGTTACTTGAGTTCCGCCGCCACCGCCGCCACCGCCGCCGCCATTACCTCCGGTCCCTCCTGTTCCGAATATATCTGCTGTCGATGGCTTTCCCGCATCCGCGCCCCTTCCGCCTGTAGACCTACTTGCGGCATTTCCGTTTGCGCTAGCGGCTGCGCCACCGCCACCACCAGCATATTTGACATATTGATACGAATAAAACGTATAGCTTCCTATTGTTACCTGTGGCCCAAATCCGTTTTCAAGAGTCCCTCTATTTCCTCCTGTGGCTTCATATCCAGGTTCTTCGATATCCTCACCTCGCTCTGCTGGGGTTATTCCTGCGCCAAGAGTGAGGTAGCTTCCGTCTCCTCCGGATGCCCCTGGAATCCCTGCACTCCCTGTTTTCCCGTAAGTAATTCCGCTAATTACATCCGGGAATCCAGAATCCATTCGATCCCCTGACTTGCTTGAAAAAACTTTTGATCCATATGATAGCTTTGTTTCTCCGCCCTCAGCAGCCGCAGAGGATGAGGTTTCCCCTGCTCCGCCAGCTCCAATAGTTATGGTTATCTCTCTATTGTTCGTTTCAATTTCCACATCAACTATATGTATATATCCACCAGGCCCCGGAGCGCCAGCCGCTCCGCCATTTCCCCCTATTCCTTGTTCTCCGACACCTTTTCCACCATAAGGTGCTGCCGTAGACGATTTCCCGGCGGTTCCATTGTTTCCCGCCTCGCCAACGCTGCCACCTGATCCGCCGCCAATTAAGACAGCTCTGACGGTTGTAACTCCATCGGGTACGCTCCATGCTCTATTTGTCGATATGATCTCCGATTGTTCGTACAACACAGTTTCTTCAATCACTGTCGGTACAAAACCCACCAAACTCTTTTCCTGCGCCCTCAGCTTTCCGGAAAGTGTAATATCCTCACTCTCTAGGCATGCGGCAGAAAAGCTGTGATCAAACGGGTGGTAGACGCTAAAGCGGTCCCCGGTCCGCTCTGCTCCATATGTCGTAGGGGCGCTAATAACCTCTGTGCATTTGTAATAGCTCACCATCCGCTCTGCAACGGCGTTAGAATTAACTAAAGAGACCAAAGTTGCGTCGGAAACCGTTTTAATATTTTCATCAGCCTCTGCGTTGACTGTCTTTGTAATTTGTCGGGTGTTATGCACATATGGCCGACCTTGAAGCGTACCAGATCCAGACGAGATCTTGGCGTAGTTTGCCCCACTTTCTAAGATAGAAAATCCCGTGGCTTCTAAGCCGTAGTGGGGTTCTGAGAACGTAATAACATCTCCGTAAGAAGCCGTACCCTCAAAGAGAGATTCCGGCTCTCCCCCCTCTACATACTGGTGTTCTGTCACAGACACACCTGATACCTCAGATCCGTACTCAACCGTAGCGTCATTATATATCCGGTCAGCTGGAACAGTAGAAGAAATCCCGTCCCACAACCCTTCTATACGAAGAGTTCCCAGCATATCTTCTTTAACTGTCGCCCCAGTCGCAAAAAGAACCTGTGATAAGTTTTCCCGCGGTGTGGCAATGGGGAGCCACCCATATAACTTGATATCTTTTATATTGCTCTTGACAGATACGGGGATCGTACCACAAATATCTTTCACTATTTGTTCAGCGGTTTCTCCTGTGTATATTCCTCCCATGTGCCTGCCGTTTTGAAGCAATCCGATTTTCGACGTTGCGCTAATGGTGTATAGTTTAGGGGCGACTCGTTTGATGCTCTGGACGTAGAAGATCCCGTCTTGCGCTCCATTAAAATAGCGTGTCAGTTTTGCGTTTCGACGGAAATTAACAATAGACGGGTCGTTGCACTCCACCGTTATATTTAACGTATCAACTTCTAGCGAAGCGGATAAGAGGTCCCGACTGCGGTATAGGTTTCCGCTTTCTACCAAATCCTGTGTGAACGTCCAAGTTTCATATTCAAAATAGTTACCAGCGGACATATATTCACCCCGTTATGGTGTTCTCTGCGGCTTGATTGCAGAAAAATTCACTTGAAGTCCAGTCCACCTCCGCTCTCCGGCCACCTTCCCTTTATATCGGTCCGTTCCGTCAGACACCATAGCATCAAACGTAATGGTGCTCTGCCCATATGGAAGAGTAATAGAATGGCTGTTGATCGGGGCGCTAATTGCCTGATAAAAGCTGTCGTAGGCTGCTCTGTCTTTAGGTTCCGGTTCTACATAAAGCGAATAATCATAATAAGTGCCAGTTAAGTCCCTCTCATGCCGCCCGGAAAGCATGTCCCCGGCGTTGACCCCCTCGACAAGCCGAAAAGACCTGTCAAGGGTATCAAACTTACACCTAACGTTGTAGTGGATTCCGTCCATATCTATCCCAGTCATTGTGCCCTCCTTACTTGTTCACAATGCTTACTCCGCGTCGGGCTGTCTCGTCATCGATATACGGGACCATCAGCCGCCCGAATGTCACGCCGTCTACCTGCATAATAGCGTTCACGCTGACTGGTCGGTATCCGCCGCCACTCCCGTTTTCCTCCCGGTAGATTTGCCTAAGAGTAGATTCCGGGGCAATGATTTCCCTCTCCGTCTTGTTGTCCCCTACCAGGGCGAGGTATGGGTCATTCGGCGGAATCACGCCGCCGTTAGCATACGCCGGGTAAGTATTGTATTCATTTCCCGTTGCGGCTTTGGCTTTGGAATTTGCCGAATTTACAGCAAGCAAAACCGCTGCAATTCCTCCGACTAGACCAGCAACTACAAGTGCGATTCCGATAGGACCGCTCACCGCATTAAGTGCAATCGCCAAAACTGCGGCTGCCGCAGCAAGCATACCTAAAACAGATATAGCCTTTTCTAGTGTGCTCATATTCTTCCATGCATCAGCAACCTTTAACGCGAGATCAACCAGAAGAACAAGTCCACCGACAACTCCGGCTGTTTTGAGATCCATTTTATCTAATAGCCCAACTGCATTAGGTAACACTTTTGATATTCCCTGAATCGCACCAGCGACAGGTCCAATGGCGAAAACTAGTGCACCAATTGTAATAATTAAATTTTTAGCTCCGTCATCCAAAGAATTAAACCAATCTAAAAACTTTGTTGCCAACTCTGTCACTTTAGTAACAATCGGCTGCACGCTTTCTGCAAGCTCGGCCAAGGATTCTTGAAGCTCTATACTCGCCTCTTTGTTCTCAACCAGCTCTTCGTTATTCTTTACCCATTCCTCATACGTGGCAGAAAGCCCGGAGTGGGCCAGGGTCGATAGCGCATAATCTTGTTTTTGCGCTTCTGTCGTGCAGTTGGCTAGCCCAGCCGAAAAGTTTTCCGCTCCAATCCCAAGTCGGTCAAGCAGTTCGGCAAACTGCCCGGTAGCCTCTCCGGTTGCAAGCGTCTCTTGCAGGCTGTCTGCAAGACTTTCTATTTTCATTGTGTCCGGGAACGCTAAATATGCGGCGGAGAGATTTTCTACAGCTTTTTGAAGGTTGCTTTCTGTAAAACCGGCCTGCAACAAATTAGAGACCGCTTCCACACTACTGTCTGTCTCGTCGCTTACAACGGCAAAATTTTTAAAAGCTTCTCGAGCCGAATCAATCCCAACTCCAGCCATTCGAGCATTGTTGTCCAATTTAGAAAGATCACTTCTCAACTCTTCGGTCGCTGGAACAGTAGCCACCGCCGCCGCACCTAAAGCTCCAATCGTCTTTGTAACAGGGGAAAATGCGTTGCTAATTTTTCCAGCCGTTTCAGATACGTTCCCGGCTTTTTGGTTGAATTTGTCTAGCCCACTGGCGCAATCTTCAAAAGCCTTTTCTGCGTCTTTTGCCGCTCTTTCGGACTCAATTAGCTCCCGCTGTAATGCGTCATACTGACCTTGGTCTATCCTTGGTCCGTCAATATCTGTCAAGGACTGTTTCAAAGTTTGTACCTCCGCATCAGCATCATCAACCACCTTGGAAAGCCGCTCTATCTCAGCTGTAGCTTCTTTGATTTGCTCGGAACTTCCTCCGCCGTCAGTCTGCTGAAGCTTATCCAGCTTGTTTTGCATCTCCAGCAATGCATTCCCGGCTGCCTCGGCCCGCTTCTGTGCGTCCACTAAATCATTACTTAGTTTTTCGTAAGCATTGTTACGCTCCAATGCCTCCCCTGCGCCCGCCATGGCTTCCTTTAAGGTCCTTACCTTTTCAGCCGTTGCCTCAACCGATTGAGCCAACAACCTTTGCTTTTGCTCTAATAAAGTGGTATTCCCTGGGTCCATTTTCAAAAGGCGTTCTACGTCTTTTAGTGCACTTTGGGTATCCTTGATATTTTTGTTGGTCCCGGACAGCGCCTTATCTAACTTTGTGGTATCGCCGCCAATTTCGATTGTTATTCCTCTGATTCTATTTGCCATGATACACCTCTAAAAAGAATCGAAATCCTCTTGGGTTGGTAGATAATCGTAATTATATTGATCGTTTCCGGCTTCAATCATCATGTCCGTAACCATGCCAATAGTCAGAAGTTCAAGATCCCTGATTGGGATTCCTAGTTGCGCAGTCCGGAGAAGAAACAGTGCCGTTGTTAGCTCCCGCTCTGTTGGTCTAGTTTTTTTTTGATATCTGCCAGAGACTCGTTATTCGCACGCCACAAATCCATTAATTCCGGGAATATATTGTAAATGGAGAAGGTATCGAATGTATCTAGCCACTCTTCTGGTGAGCTTTCTTTCATCTCCGGGTTTCCGTGCTTCGCCATAATAAACGCAACATTTTCAAATACTTCCAAAAGCCTCATCGGAATGTTTCCGTCTCCGTTCTCCGCCATCTTTACCGCAGAGTCGATTTCTTTCATGTCTTGCATAATGTCACGGCGAAACTTAATGCGGTAAAGGCGTGGAACAGCGGCAGTAGCCCGAAACACAACCGATCGTCCATCAATTATAATTTCCTTTGTCATACACCAACATCTCCCGGCTGCCAGACGGAGCTGTACCATGCGTTGTAAACGCTTTCGGTGGTCGTTGCAGTTGTTTTTGCCTTAATATTCCCGTTTTCAAGCGGAGAAGCTGTAATTGTCATACTTTCGGTTGTCGGTTCTTTTGTGTTGGTCGTTGTCGCTCCAGAAATGCCAGGGCGGGTTGCCGAGCAGTTATACAGGACATGCCGGGTCGCTTTTTGATCTCCACTAAACTCAAAAAGCAGTGCAAATGACTTGGGTTCTGCGCTAACATTCTCTACCATGACTTTTGACGTTTCATCTTCCGTTTCCATGAGTACGTCTTTTCTGAAACTGTCAGGAATCCTTGCGATCTCAAGTGTTCCGCTGTATCCAACATTCGCGGCAGTAACATAATAAGCCACATCATCGGCATAGAATGTGCTTGGATCTCCCTGTGCGTCTAACGACAAATTGACCGCCCCGGGGATTTTTTGGGGCGTACCAAAAGATACCTCTCCATCTTCTCCGGGTGTCAGAACTGCATAATGGACATTTTTCAATCCGAACTTTACTTTGTTTTCAGGCATTTATTTACACCTCAATTTCATAGATAGTTTCATACAGCCGCTCTTCCGGAATATATGAAAATTCTTTTTCAAACGGCATTTCATGGTCGTTTAAAGCCGCCTCTATTGCCCCTTCGGCCGCGGTATCTTTTCCCTCTGCATACAACTCGATTTGGATATGTTTTATGCTTTTATAAACCTGATTGTCCGCCATAAAGTTGTTGCTATATGGGTCAAGGAACACGCCATAAGGCAGTCCGGGCGGCTTCTCCCAGTGATGATAAGAAAACCTTATCCCGGTGGAATCTAGCATATTTTGGATATCTTCAAGGCTCATCAAAGCTTCCCTCCATGGCTGCCTCTGCCGTTTACAGTAAGTGTCACTCGCTGTTCCAGCGCCTTAACCGCCGCTTCTTCCGCTGGGCGGATATGCGGTTTTCCTTCCGTTCGGCTTCCGTCTCTATTTAAGTGCCCGTTTTCCAGAAGATGGGTTAGTTGGTAATGATCTTTGTTATAAACTACAACGAAGAGCGCGTTTTTAGCTTGCTTTGATTTTTTAAGCCTCCAGCCTTTTTTATAGGCTCCAGTTCGTTTGGGCGACTTGTTCTTTACTAGCGCAAGACACTCTTTGCCGGTTTTTTCGACATCTTCTTTTACTCCCTCTGTAATCTCATCCGCAAATTCTTTTAGCTCTCCGCCGACCGCTTCCAGTAGGTCGTCCACCTTAATGGCCATCGTTTTCCTCCAAAGTTAGGTCGGTTACTAAAAGCCCATTACCGTCTGTGGTGTACTGTACCTGTATAACATGGTGCTCTACTCCATCGATCAGGCAAATATCATTTACCTTGATTTTTTCCGGTGTCCTCCATATACGGATTAAGCGATCTGCGTGTTGCCCGTTTCTGGCGGCCTCATAGTTCCTGTTTATGCCGACAGTCCGCTCTTCAAAGCAAGTTTCAACCTTTGTGACCAAAATCCTAGTTTTTGGTATCTTTGTATCATCCCACTCTACAGAGCAAATCTTGCACAATCCGGAATCAAGCATCTTCTTCCACCTTCATTTTCTGCGAGGCTAGGATGTCATGGCGCATTTGCCGGAGATATGCGGGTTCTGCTTCTCCAGTAATTCGTTTGCGGTACATCCACGCTGCTGTCCCGACTACGGCCATTGTATAGTCGTAGTCGGGGACAGTCTCAATACCCTGTCTGGATAAATGTTGCTTTGCGGCCAAAAGGAGGGTGTTTAAATACTCGTCGTCTCCAAGTTCAATTCCATTTCTTTGGAGGTCAAGCTTTAATAGCTGTAAAGTATTTTTCATTTCCTCTTGTCATCCGTTCACACATCATCCTCTACCTTGTTTGCTACATCCTCCGCAAAGGACATACTGGTGGTCGGCGTAGTTGCATTAAGGCCAAACACCACAAAACCCTCCGGGATAACGGGGAGGCCGTCATATCGTGCGGTGGCCTTGAACACCGTTTGATCTTCAATGAACCGTACATGCTCGCTCTGTGCAATGGTAGTCCCAGCCCGCTCGGCCAGCAGGTACAAATCACCATAGCCGCCAATAATATTGTTATCCGGAATAAAGTCCAGAATCTCAATAGCACCACCGAGAATAGGCATGGTCTGGCTCATTCCGGTGACCACAGCGCCGGATGCGTTGATGGTCAGGGCCTCGGACATCATGGTCGTGTATGTAGTCTCGTTCATGGCCCAAAACTTTGCTCCGGAAGTGTACTTGTTCTTTGCCGCTCCGGAACCTTTCAGAACATTTTGGAACAGTTTCACGCCAGTGCTGTTAGCGGCGGTGATCGTCTGAATATTGGTGGTATGTAGGTCCGCCCAGGGACGGCTGGTGGCAGGATAACCAGTGGGCTTCGTGGTCTGGGCAAGACGGGTCACAATGCCAAGCGGCATCTTAGTTCCAGTTCCATACAAAATAGCCTTGTCCAGCGCATAGCCAATAGCCTGACCGAGAGCGGAGATAATTTCACTGGCAAGTGCAATGTCGGAATCCTCCAGGGTAGCATTGCACACAGCGATATATCCACCAACTTTATATCCGTCTACTTCGACAGAGCTAAAGGACAAACTAAGCTCGTTAAGGGTGGCGCACATTTCAGTCCACACAGCTTCAGGAATAGAGCCCATAATGTTCTGGCGGGCCTTTCCTGGGACGTTGCGCACATTAACATGCTTCATGAGCTTGCTGTACTTTAGAGCGCTTTCCTTCACTAATTCCAGAACTACCGTTGGAATCAGAAGCTCTGCCCCGGTGATTGCCCGCTTCTGTTTACCCAGTTCGCGGGTGCGCTCCAAAAAATCCTTGACATCTTGGTTGCCAAAAAATGCATCCCGCTCCTGATTGTTCATGCCGAAAAACTTCATTCTGGTTTCCAATTTCTTAATCTCCTTTCGCTGCTCCTTCGGATCTGCCTTAGGTGCGTTTTCTTCGATTTCTCTGATTTCATTTTCGGCGGCCTCAATTTCAGCCTGTAGTGCACTTTGATCGTCCCGGTTTTTTTGCTTCTCAGCCTCAAAGTTATCCACAGCCTCTTCCACAACCGCTTTCTGCTCATCGGTCTCTGCCTCGGCAATGGCCTGCTCAAGCTCCGCTTCCCGAGTTTCAAAACTTTCCGCTGCCTTTCGCAGTTCGTTCAAAGCCTCTTTTTTCTCGCTGATTTTCTTTCTCAGCATTAACACTTTAAGTGCCATGTCGTGCTCCTTTCAGTCTTTCATTCATTTTTGCTTTCCACGCTTCCGTTTTCCGTCGTTCCATCTCCTGATATTCCTTCTTTCTCGCTGAAACGGCGGTTTCTTCGTAAGCTGGGAAAGTGACTACCGAAACTTCAAACAGTTCGACCTCCCTAATAGTCCAATGCACAGACCCGTCCTCTCGGATTTCGGTATCCTCCTTGACAATGTTGAATCCGAAGCTACACTGATCCACATCCCCGCGCTTCACGCGGTTATATAGGTTCATAGCATCCGTGTCGTTCGGATTGATACGAATCTTCCCCCATAAACCGTGTGAATCTTCGCGCAATTCCAGTGTCCCTGCTTTACTTCGACCCAACACAAGCCTTGTTTCATGGTCTATCAAGGCGCGAACATCATTACCTAGAGTATTTGCAAACGCTCCTGGCGCTACGCTCTCAGTAGCCCCCGGCCAAAGATCATAAATACTTCCAAAAACAGAAAAATAACCTTCAATGTAAAGTTCATCATTTTCTTCTCTGGTTTCAAACTTTGATGGTACTGATCGCATTTGCCTTTCAGTTCTCTCCACTTTCTGCACCTCCCATTAATTTCTTTTGGTCGGCGATCATGCCCCTTGGGATATAATTTTCAAGGATGACTAATTCATCCAAACCTTCTTTGGGGTTTAAACCAATCCAATCTCTTACCTCATTCCCAGTCATGATGCCCCTTACGAATTGGTCGTCGCCAACCTGCGCCAGCTCGTTCAAATCGTAAGAATACAAAGCCCTAGAATTTAATTTGAAATACCAATCAGGAGATAGAAGAAGTTTCCGCGTCATTTCCTGCTGTATGCTTTGTGCGATTGGCATGATCGTGGCGTTGATAAAATTGTTCCATTCGTCTTTATCAAATTCTCCGGCCCCTACGACATAAGGCGGAACGCCAAGAATTGAGGCTACGGTTTTTTTATCCAGCGTTACACTGTCCGATAAAGCCAAGTCAGTTAAAGATAGCGGCTTCACTTGTTCCACTTCCATAAAACCCGAAGGAATGATCCACGGCTCTCCGCTTCCATCTGTGGATATGTATTCTTCCAGCAGCCTTTTTCTGCCTTTTGGGCTTGAAAACTCGTCCGCTAACGCATCCACTTTAACAACAAGAGATGGTTTCCATTTGCTTTCCATAAATCCGCGCTCAGTCGCTGCCGCTTGTTTCAAGTTGTGAGCCACGTCTTTTAGCACCGCCCGATAGCCCTGTCCTCTCCACGGATTTTCCGGGTCTGGGTTGGATACAAAATGGAGAACATTGTCTGGGTCGTACTCAACGCCGCTAATTTGGACGAGATAGCCAAAATCTTTTGTTTGTGTGATAGACACGGCACTCGGCTTTATCGGAATTAAATCTTCCAAATATCCGTCTCTCGTCCTTGGATACACAAAAGCATTTCCATCTCCATCCAAGAGCATTGTTCTGACGATGGTATACATTAGGCTTTTCCGTGTCATAAAGCGGTTGGGATTTATGTCTATCTTCCTCGACAACTCGTTTTTGATGCGAACGTCCCCGTTTGATGTATTTGCCATCAGGTGGATTGTCATGCTGGAAACTAAATCAGCGATTTTCCCAACCGCCATCATGATTTCCGGGCTGTTCGATAGTTTTGTATACCCTTGAACGCAAAGTGTCTCGTAGGCTTCTGGGCTGCACAGCCAGGTGGTGCTCTTGTCCATAGCGCGGAGCTTGATATTTTTTTGTTTGGTTTTCATTCCTCACCCCACCACGATTTTGCGGTACCGCTCTTCTCTAAAGCCTCCAGGTTTCGGATGCAAGCAAATACAGATGCGTCAAATATATCAATTCTTTGCTCCGGGTAAACTTTTTCGTACTGGACCATATCGTCTGTCTTTTCAATGGCGCTCACGTTTTGAACACAGTACTCAAAAGCATCCGAGTGCATATAGTAAAGCTCCCCGTTTTTCGCTTTCTGTTCAATTCTCCGGAATCCTTCAGACTTTTTGTAGTAATATTGCGGCTGGTCCACGACGTTAAAGCCAGCCCCTTTCATGCCGATAAAATATTCTCGGCAGAATTTACGGTCATGGCCCACCTGCTTGATTTTAAAGCCCAGCTTTCGGAGTCTAACGAACCAGTTCACCACATCCGCATGGTTTACTGTTGGACTGTTGCAGAGATCAAGCCACCCATCATCCTTCCAGCCAAATAAAGGTATTCCATCTTCATCCGCTTTTTGATGCGCGGCCACCACCGGGAACCACGCATGAGAAATAATGATGTCAACGTCCGCCGTTTCTCCATTCGGCTTTTTATACCCTTTCAACGTTCCATATAAGGCGGCCGCTGTTAGGTCATGCATCTTAGATAAATCCGCTCCGCCATACCAGCTGATAGGCAACTTAGCCAATTCTTCCATAGACCAGTTATATTGGCTATCGCTAGCTTGAAACTCATCCAAATTAAAGTACGCTCTGACCGCCGACGTATACACGTTCAAACTCTTCGCAAAAAAGTCTTTCCTTTGTTGGGGATCGTTTTGCGCCTGAATCGCGTCGTTCATAATGTCCGCCGGTCGAATAGAAACCCCATAAGCCGGGTTCGCCATTTCGTGGATAGTCGGATTTGTGTAATCTACATTTCCGTTTTCGTCCTCATCTGCCTTACAGATAAATACAAAATATTGTTCATCTATAGCGGTGCCATCAAGAATTTTCTTGCAATATTGCAGCCGCCGGTAACAAAAAGAATTCATATTGTCTCCGGCGGTCGTGATTCCGATCATCAGTTTATTGGTATAGGCTTTCATGGCCTCTTTGATGATGTTGTATTGCTTCGGAGTCTTGTAGGCGTGCATCTCATCTGCGATAGCTATATTGCAGTTAAGCGAATCCTGCCGATCCGGATTTGCAGCCAGTGCCTGTATAAAAATGGAGCCGTCGCCTAAATCCCCCTGGATGCTGTGCTCCTGATTGTTATCGATTACTCGGAAATTTTCTTTCTCACCCATCTGCTCTAAATTGAAGTTGATAAAATTGAAAGATTCCAAAGATTGTTTCAATGCAGCCGCAACAATGTATACTTTGCTTCCGCTTTTCCTCTGGAGTATTCCGAGCGCCCAGGCCAGAGCCGCCGCAAAAGATGTTTTGATGTTCTTACGCGGGATATAGATAAGCGCCTCTTTAAATCTCCTGTTCTTTGTCCCTTTGTGAAAGAATCCGAGCATGTTGTATATCTGGAATTTATGAAAAGGTTCCAGAAGAAACGGTGTTCCTCTAAGAGGCGTGCCGTCTAACCGCTCTCCCTGCGCATGGACAAAAGTTTTTTCAATAATTCTGATTACAAATTCGGCATCAGACGGGCAAAAATCGTAATTGTCATTTTTTAAATCATTTAAAAACCTCTGGCAGACTTGCTTCAACTCTCGGCAGGCAATTTTATTCCCCGAAACAACACTTAGCGCATATCCCATAACAATATCTTCGTTTGGGTAGCGTTTATCCTTCACCTTTTATTGCCTCCGCAAGTATGGATTTCTTTTGCTTTTTTTGCTTACCATTGTCTACCTGTGATTTTGGGTTTAACATCAGTCTGTCAGAATATTGCAGGATGTCTTTTCTTAGAGCCTCCATTGTGAGCGAAAGCGGAGACTTCTTTTCTCCACCATCCGCTGTTTTTGTTGAATACTTAAATGATTTTCCGTTTTCATATTCTCTCGAAAGGCGCTCGTATTGCTCCCTCAAGCCGGAATAAATGTCTATAATCGGGTCATATTCCGGCCTGTAATTCCCCATTGTTTTCATACTACTAATCGTATTTGTTTTAATGGTGTCTTTTGTAATTGCAGGCCGCCCCAACGTTCTCCATCCTTTCCAAAAAAGTTTTTTAGGGATCGCTCTATTGGAAAAGGTCCCCTTGCCTCGGTCTCCCTATACCTTAATGTCAGGGTTGGGGTGGGGGGGATACCCGCGCCCTCCATTGCTCTCCTAGCGCAGTCAATTTGTGCGTTGACCTATCGTGCATTTTGTTGTGGCACTCATCACATAATGCAATTAGGTTCCATCTCTTTAATCTTAGATCTGGTCTTTCTTCTATCGGGTTCGCGTGATGTACCGTCGTAGCATCTTGTGTCTTTCCGTACCTTGCGCAGTTCTGACACTTATATTTGCTTTCTCTTATCACGCGCATGCGCATTGCCCCCCATGCTTTCGTTGAATAGAACTTATCTTTAGACATTATTCTTTTCTCCCAACTGCTCGTCAGTCAGGCCATCCCTGGCCCAGCCCTCTAAGAGAGTAAGCCCATCCGGTTCCAGCCAACGTTGATATTTACCTTTTGCCACAGCGGACTTACCACCCCTTTCTGTAAAATTCCCTCTTGACATTACGTCCAGTTGGCCGTATTATATTCATGTCCACTTGGACGTAAGGAGGTACACCCATGACTGACAACTTTGAATTTAAGGGTAAAACAGAAGTGATCCACGGAATCACGTTCGAGGACGTGCCATCCGAAGCTCAGATATTGGCCGCGAGGCGGGCCGAGCTTGGCTTGTCCCAGCAGGAGGTAGCTGATAAAGCCCACATCCTGCTCCGCCAGTACCAGCGCTTTGAATCGGGGGAGCGCGACCTTTCCAGCTCGTCGTTCCGGATTGCCATGGCCGTGTGCGACGCTTTGGAATTGGACCCCCATCGTTTTTGCGCCCCTGTCTAAGTCTCATCCGCTCAGCTTAACTGCTGGGCGGTTTTTTATCGTGCCTGATGCACTGCGTCATAAATATTTTCAAATTATGTATTGACAATTACATATTTTATGCTATAATAATCTCATGAAACAAAGGAGGCCAAACCGATGAAAGAGCGATTTGAAGAAATGACCCTCGACCAGCTCGATGCCATCCATGATGTGATGTGCTATCTATACCCTCCTATGGAGGGCATGGATGAGACCGCCGCCCGTCTGTGGCATGACCTTGAGGATGTTCGCACCCAAAAGTTTACCGAATACCAATCCAGTGATGAGTATAAGCAGAAGTGCTCCGAGACC